TTGTCCGTCTGCACCGACCTCTTCAAAACCTTCTAAGTCTAAATTAACATGACACTCTAACAAAGTATAAACAGGTTCGTTCTTACCAGTTTTTTTACTACCTTCTAGGTCACGTTCTTTTTTTTCTAATTCGTTCTTTTCAACATTCCCTGGTGGTGCTAACTCTACATCTCTGTAAAAACCATTGACTTGTTGTTTTCTTAATTCATTTTCAGATATTTTAATTGTATGAATAATCGCTTCCGCATCGTCTAATGAGGTAGCCGTGTACGGAACGATTAATTCATCCGCAGGAACAAACTTCGATACAGCTCGTCCCATATTTACATCATAGTAAACTTTTTTAAATGTTGATCCAGCTAGTGGTAGATGAAACAACATAGAATCAAACTCTGCTTCATACTCTTTCATTTGATCCATAACTAAATAATTCATAAAATCTTTTACACGTTGTGCTTGCTGTTCTGTTGCAGGATTTTTTACACCAATGATTTGTGTTCTAACTGGTCCATCACTTGGTAATAATTCTTTGTACGCTTGTGCTTGAAATTGTGTAACAGCTTCTGCCATCACAGGGTGTGTTGCACCTGATGCTCCTTGAAATGGTTCTGTTCTATTTTCGTATTTAAATCCTAAAAGATCTAAACCTTGTATGTATCCTTGCTCCCAGTCTTTTCTAGATGCTTTGTAGTCCATATAGTTTTGAACCATATCGTTGCCGATTGGTTCTAATACATCGTCTGGTAAAAGATCTGCAAGATTGTCAAAGTGTGATTCGGTTCCAGGTACATTAATCGCTCCTGGTTCAAAGTCTAATGTTACACCACCATCTTCTTCTGGGATAACTTCTATTGGTCCTTTTTGCTCTTCTGGTTCCTGAACTGCAACTTCTTGTGCTATCTCTTCTTCTGAAGGGATATCTAATTTAGTTCTAGTGTTCGGGAGTCCTTTTTCTATTTCTGCCATTTAATACTCCTATATTTTCATACCACGTTTCATTAATGATAGCAACCCTTGTGAGTTTGGTCCTCTTTCTGGTGGTCTACCTGATCTATCGCCAGCTAGTTTAGCGATACCACCACCCGCATAAAATAAACCAGGTCTTTCGGCGGCTAAATTTTGTAAATCTAAATCACTCACAGGATCGCTTTGAACGTATCCTCTACCCAAATTAAATCTTTCTAAATCTCTATCGCTTAAATTTTGTAGAGTATCACTTAATATTTCTCTTTGAGACGCTTGTGGTTCATATTGAGGAAGTCCAATTTTAGAGGCAAATGGTATTACTCTACCTTGTAATAAATTTTTTGCACCTTGTGTTAAAGAATCAAAGGCCTGATAAAAATCCTCTCCTATACTTCCAGCAGTAGTATCTACTTGTCTTTTTTGAGTAGGGGCAGCTTTAATTTTTTCTCTTTTCAATTTTTCTAAACCAGCTTTTTGTAAATCCTTAAAAGGTTTTTCAAATTGTTCCTGTGTAATATTTTTTCTTCCTTGCTCCATTATTAAAGGTGAGGCACCCACGGTGTTCATCACATTATCTGAAATATTATTGCTTAATAATGCATATTGGTTTTGTGTTCTTTTTTTGTATTCATTAAAATTTTTTTCAAGATCTGATGCTCTTTTTTCATCACCTGTTTCAAGTAAATTTAAATACTGATCTTGAAAGTTTAAATTGTTTTGCTCATAGTTTTTAAGTAAAACATTCATGTCATAAGCAGCATCAAAAGATCTAGAATCTACACCCATTGACTCTCCTACCTTTTTTAAATTATTCATATAAGCTGTATCTTTAAGAGCACCTAAACTAGCACTTTGTAAAGCAGCAGCCTCGGCTTCTTCCTCAGATACTCCTTTTGACATTCTATTTCTTTTATCTAGTTGATAGAACAAAACCTCTGGTAACACAAAACCAGCAGCACTCGCTATCACTCTTCTAGAACCTTTTGTTACACCTGGTATCAACTCTGTTGCTATAAAACCACCTTGACCTGTTCTTGATTTTGGTGGCACGACTCTTTGACCTCTCGTTATGCTTAGGCCTCTTGCTTTTAAATTTTCTTGTAACATTGCAAAAGGTTGTCCTTTTATTTCAACTCCAACACCTTTTTTAGCTAAGTCTAAAATATTAGCTTGAGCCTCTGGTCCAAGTCTAGAAAAATTAGGTATAAAATCGTTAGGGTCTAATACTTCTCCAGGTGAATATTTAATTGTTGGAGTAAATATATTTTTTTCTTTTGCAAAATTTTTAGAAAATTTATTAAAAGCCTCTACAGCTTCCTCAATTGTATCATAATCTTTTTTTCCATAACGAACAGGACCCTTTGTATTTCCTGTTACTACTTTTCTTAATAATCTTCCAAAATCATTATCTATTAAATTTGCTTTTCTTAAATTTACATCTGGTTCAATTTCTTGTGCAAAACCAGCATATCCAGGAGCAATATCATAAACTCCTCCAATAGATGCTATTTCATCTAAATGTTTTCCCTCTTGAACATATTTTAAAACATTCAGCCTAGATGTTTCAAAATTTGGACTTTTAGTTTTAAGAAGCCCATCTATTATTTTCATTCTTGTAGTTCTTATCGCACTAGATCCGTATTTTCCAATTTCTGTATTAGTTGCAATATCAGAAAGTAAACTATCGACTATATCTTTATTTGGAATTTTTATTCCCTCTACATCTCTAGTGCCCAATAAAAATGAAGTGTATCTAGTAATATCTCCTGCTGTCATTCTCATTTTTCTTTCTAAATCTAAAAGTCTTTCTGTTTTATTTTTTCCTTGAGCATCACCATACACTTGTTGTGCTAATGTAGATAAATTACCTTGTTGTGCTAAATCAGGGTCTGTTTGCAAAATTTTGTGAACATCTTTAATGGCTTTATTATAAGGTTTAGCTTTTTTTAATTTCATATTTTCAATACCTTCTAATCTCATATCTGTTAAAGCTTTTTCAAATTTGTTTATCATCTCCTCATTTGGTATTGGGTATCTAACTTCTCGATATCCACCACTTTCAAAAACAAAAGCTTCTCCAAAAATGTTATTCATTTTTTCTAAAAAATTTTTGTATTTTGGTTTAGATCTAAATGCTCTTAAAAGACTTGATTTTATTCCAATCCTATCAGCAAATTCCTGTACGGTTAAAGATTCCGTTGGAATAACTTTTCTTCTTTGTTTTTCTATATTAAATTTTTTAAGTGCATTATTTTTAATCGTTCTTTCTTCAACGGTTATTTCATTCCAAGGTTTATCGTAATTTTCATCATAAAATTTTTTAAATTCAGGATTATTTTTATAAGCCTCGTTAGCTTTTCCTTTGCCTTTTAAACTAAATTCTATTTCTAAACCCTCAGTAGCTTTTTGCCACCATTGAGGATTGCTCATTGCGATATCACCAGCTTTTTTAGCAGGTGTTATTCCTTTATCTTTAAAAAATTTTTCTCCATACGCTTCTTCTACAGCTTTATTTAAAGTAAATGTGTCCAATGGTTTTCCTGGATTTTCTTGTTTATATTTTTCTAAGAAATCAATAACCTTTTGATTACCAGAGGCTGTTTTACTAGCTCCTTTAGTTTCTACAAATTTTTTATCTTTTGGGTCTGCATACCCCTGCCTCGTGCCACCAAAACCTGGTTGCACTAACATACCACCACCAGCCATGTCTTGTCTTGGATTAGCTCTTACGAATCTGTTGATAGCTTCGATCTCTTCAACATTTTTTGTTTTTGTTGGAATAGATAATTCACTCGCAGGAAAGACATCAGGAAGTTTTGGTTTTTGTTCTTTCACCCGAGTCAGATACTTCATCATCTGTGCAAATTTTGCCGGGTTCATTACTCTCCTAACATTCTAGCGATACCGCCTGATGCAAGTTCTTCTGGATCGCCATAATAACTATCATCTGCTTCACCCTGTCTTCTAATTACAGCGTCTGATTGAGCTTCAGGATCTTCTGATATAGCTTTAGCCTTGTCTCTTCTTTTTTTGTTTTGAAGAATCTCTGTCATGGTGGGTTTTTGACCTGTTGCATATTCTTTTAGTTTGGATACGTCTGAATCTAAATCTCTGATACTCGTACCACCAACCTCATCAACATCTATTTCATAATCATCTGGTCCATATGATCTGCCAACCGGACCTGACTCCGCTGTAGTAAACTCTGCTGTTGGTCTTGGATCACCCTCATCAGGTAATGGTTTTTTGTATTCTAATTGTACATCATCACCAAACACGTTCTTTTCACTTTGATACTCGACTCTTACAGCACCTTGATCCACGTCTTCTGTAACTCGGACAACGGAACCATCGTCAAGTGTTTTCTGATGAATAGATTGTCTTTCACCTGTTGCAAATTTTTTAGTAACATCATCACCTTCGACAATAACTTTGTTGACCAACTGATCAAACCATTCTGGTTTACCAGCAACGTCATCTGTTTTGATCATCGGAACTTTAGTTACACCTTTTGCAGTTCTAAAAGGTTTTAGAAATTTACCAACAATAGGTATGGCCATTGCACCACCTAAAATTTTTAAGAACGTTCTTCTGGTCATGCCGTC